CCTCCAGGACAACCGTAGGCTCGCCTTCAGCGCCGTCGTTGGGCTTTGCGACCGTTTCTTCGCTCATATGGGTGTCTTATATACCTGTTTGTTATAAAGCGCAAGCGTCGTTATTGCGTTTCGACATTAGCGTTGAAGCCAAAGGCTTCCACGCTCGACAAAGCGCCCCGGATGACCGAATCGGGGAGTTTGGTGGCCTTCCCGATGACATCGCGGGCGCGCATGATGCGGTAGGAGACCCCGCCGACCGGAAATTCGCTTCCGCTGTAGCGCGCAAACAACACTTGGTCGCCAACCTCAATCCCGGTCATCTCAGGACAGAGGTGCGCCGAGTTTCCGACCGCAATGACGGTGCCGATGGTCTGCGCCAGTTGCTCTTTGTCGAGCGATTGGCTCGCCAGAACGATGCCGCCGCTCGTTTTCTCTTCCACCGTGACCGGCTCGACCAAAATCTTGTCGGCAGTCGGGTGAAGCCCGGTGGTGTTCTTGATCTTGGGGGGACGGAGGATGGAAACCGTACCGTCCGGGTTGGCTTTTGCGGCGAGGCTCATGCGTTCTCCTGTTCAGGGGCGATGTTTTCGATGGCTTCAATGATGCTGTAGAGGGCTTGTACGGCTCCGAGCGCACCCGCGTTCAACTCAGGCGTGGGGTAAGCTCTACTGGACCATGCCTGTTGGGTTCCCTGCACCGAGTCCCGCAACAGCGCGAGGAATTTCTGCGTTTGCGACTGATGTCGCCATTCCAGCCACTCGCGACCCGCCATTTCCGGCAGACTCTCCATCCTTTTTCTCTCCTAGATTCTTGGTTACGATGTCCAACATGGTTTGAAGGTGCTTCATGTGCTGCCCCTGCGCTTCGATGTCGGCGTAGATCAACTTGATCGCAGGATCGGCTTCGGCGGACTTCGCCTGCGACAACTCCAGCGCCGCCTTGGCGTAGAGTTCGTTGATCTTTGCTTGCGACTCGCCAAGCTGCATCTGCAACTCGACCGCGATTTGCCGCTGCTTCGCCTGAAACTCCAACTCCTTCAACTACTGCGCCTTCTCCTTGATCTGGACTTCCAACATCTTCGGGTCCGGTCCCGGCGGCGGGAAGTCGGGAGCGGGCACGATCTGACCATTTGGCCCTTGCTGCATCGGTTGCGGCAGGATTTGCGCGATGTCGGTGATCCGCATGGCCTTGTAGAGTCTCAGCAGGGCTTGGTACTTGTTGTGCCCCGGCATTTGCATGGAGTTAGCAACCACCAATTGCGCTTGCTGAATCTTTTGCGTCTCGGAGACGACAAACGGGTCCGCTGCGGGCTTCACGAAGACGCCCATGGCCCGGTAGTCCTGCACCGTCGCTAGAGCCTTGGTCTGTTCGTAGTCAACCTCGGTGTCGAGGTAGAGCGAGTTGAGCGTGGCTTGGATGCGGAACTCGTTCCTCAACGCCCTCCAAGTGCGCTTGTAGATGGCCGAGTAGACCCGTTGGCCGTTCTCGTTCATCATTTGGGCGGTGGCGGCAGGCGTGTTCTGCCCAACGTTCTCGCCCATCTGCACATCGTTGCTGCTTGCGATTCTCTCGGCGTAGTTGACGAGGAAGCCAAGGAGTTGGAACAGGATTGCCGGCGGATCGCGCGTCGGCAGGGGCATGATGTTCTTGCGGATGTCGTCGCCGGTTCCGTCTACCGGCTTCCACTCGTTGGGCTGGAAGGTAAAAGGCCCGCCCTTGCCCTTGAATCCCCGTCCTAAGAAGCCGCCACCAAGAGTCGCCATCGTCGCCGCGTCGAACATCTGGTTGAGCGACGTGTTGACCGACTCGTTGATCGGGCCAAGAAGCGCACCGAAACCAAGATCGTAGAACCCGCCGTCAGGCGACGGGATGAACGGGTACTTGGTGTAGATTTCGACCGGCGTGATCGTGTAGATCGCGTTCTTGTCGAAGTCGGGTGAGCCTAGCGTGTTTCCCTTCTTGTCCTTGACGCCAGAAGGCAGGTAACGCGCGGCAATCCGGTGGACAACGCCGCTGTCGATGTTGAAGGTGACAATGTATGGCTCGGCGTAGCCGTCCTCATCAAGGTCGAGCAGGCAGTATTGTTCCCCGGTGAAGTAGGGCTTGCCCGCGTCGTCGCCTTCGTACTCACTTGGGCGACGAATGCCCTGACGCTGATCCTTGGCCTCTGTCAGTTGGTCGGAAGCCTCAAGCGGCTCGGTCGGTTCGACCTCCACATCCTTGCTGAAGCGTCCGTCAAGCTGACGCTGATAGATGTCGTTGGGGAAGAGGTAGAACGTCTCGGTGTAGCGCGGCGCACCCGTGATATCGGTGCAGTAGTAGTTGATGACGAAGTTGTCGGGGAGGACAAGTTTGTCTTTCTGCCGCCCAAGGACCGGGTCAAACGTGCGCTTGACCAGCGGGCAACCGGAGATGGCTTGAACAAGGAGGAGCTTGTCGTGGTTCTCCTCCCATTCCGGCATCTGCTCCAGGTTCTGCCACGACATGTGCGTGCCAATCTTTGCGGCCAAATCCTCACGCTTGTAGTCGTCGTTTGGGTGGTCGTAGACCTTGACCTTAACGAGATCGTCGCCGGGAATGAGGGCGGGGTAAGCCCGTGCTGCGTACTGCATGGCGGCAACAGTGACGAGCGGGAACTTGACGTTGGACGCCCCCTGCCATGGAAAAGACTTCTTGTCCATGACTTGCAAAGCGAGCTTGTTCGCCATCGCCATTCTTTCCTCCCACTCCATACGGGAGGATTTGTCGATGGTGTAGCCCGATTGGGCGTCAAGCCCGATCTTGCGGACCTGTTCAGCGTCCAACAGGTCGCAGATGTTCGGCGCGTTGACGAGTTTGTCGATGGTCGGCATTAGATAGCCTTGTTCGCTTTGCGCCAGTTTTCTTGCGCGGGGATCACTCGGACGTTCCAAGGCACGTTCAGACCGCATACGTCGGCCCCGGCAATCGGAACAATGTGGTCGATGTGCCAGAGATAGCCGGTTTCTTTGGAGCGCATACGGGCCAATGCTTGCGCCTGCCTAATCAACCGAATTTCCTCGGCAGAAAGCCATTTGGGCGTCGCAACCCGAACCCGCGCATTCCGCAGCGCCGCGCGCTTGTTTACTTTTTCTGGATACCGCTCTCTGTAACGCGCAGCCTCTTCGCGGGTCTTCCGATTTCCCTTGGCCCGCCATTCGCGCACACGGCGGTGGTTGCATTCGCGGCAAAGCGTGTCAATGCCGTCCGAAAAAACGTGGTTACGGACAAACAAATCCTTGTGCTTTGTGTCTTTGCAGTCTCGACACACGCGGAAATCTGTTTTTTCCTTTGTTTTCATAGGCTTATCTAGTAGCCCGTGACCGCCGAGCGGCCCATGCTCAGGCTCTCGCGCACGTTGGTTTCGCGTTCGGCTTCTTCTTCTTCGTCGGGGGTAAGCGGAGTTACCATTTGTGCTAACCCGATGCCGATGTAGGCAGTCGCATCAACTTGGTCGTCGTGCTTGCCGCGAGGAAATTGCTCCAGTTCGTCGCGGTATTCATCGAACCAGCCGGCCTCGGTGCGGAACTTGACGGCCCTAGCCCTTATGCGGGCCTGAATGTTTCTTGCTCTGACCGTCTTTTCTTTGGTCGGTACGAACATCCGCATGGAGAGGTAGATGCCTTCCTCGCGTTGGCGGAGTTCCAGCGCCGCGCCCAACCCCTTGCGGATGGCCCCTTCTTCAAGGAACCATTCGGCAGGGTGGTAAGCCCGTTCGATGCTGAACATCTCGTCAATGATCTGGTTGCCGTCGCTCGTCCGAAGACGGACGACATCCACGATGTAGAGCATCCCCGTGTCGGAGATACCCGCGACCACCATGACGGTGTAGTCGGAGCGTTCGGACTCGCTGATGGCGAAGTCAACGCCCACGTAGTAGGTCAGTTTGTCCGCAATCTGCGCGGCTTCGGCCTCACCGATGGGGAGGAAGTCTTCAGGACGGAAGTAGCCGCTCGTCGTGTCGCGGGCGATGTTGCGGTACTCCATATTGAAGCCCGCAAGGTTTCCGACACTGATGTATTCCTGCTTCTTGGCGTCCAAGACTTCGGGCGTGAACTTCTCCGGCCAGAGGATCGACTTGGGGCTGATCTCTCCGTCGCAGGCCTCCCAAATGCCGCTCTTGAACGACGGCATGTTAAGGAGCTTCACAAGACAGGAGTCGTTGTGCAGGATGG